TCGCTTGGCGGCAGTGGTTCGGGCGTACTCAGCAGGGCTGAGAGCTTTAATCGCAGCCTCTGGAAGATACCTTTCGCCCGTGTCAGAAGATCGTTTACCACTCTTCGTTCTCCATTTCTGGTCGCCCCAAGCCTTTAAGGATTGCTGCGGAGCCTTCATTTGTTGCGCTCCTCCATCAACTTGACCCGCACCTGCAAGTCGTGGATGTCTTCCATCAGATCGTCCTTGAGTTCCTGCCGCTTGGCCGCGCTCAACGGGCTGTCGGTCGGCACGCCGTCCTCGGTAATCAAGATCGGAACCTTCGACTCAATAGCAATCAAGCGGTTCTGGAACGAGGTAATCTCGCCCAGCAGCCAAGCCACAGCCGCAAGCAAGACCGGGAACAACATGTCCACGACCTTTTCCATGCTGAAACTGGACTTACCCTCGGTATCCACCACCCTTCTCCTTGTACCGCTTGGCTAACAACTGCGCCTTACGCGCTGACCACTGCCCTGCACCGGTGCCCTGCGTTGCCGAAGCCTTGATGGACTCAAACAACTTCTTACGCATACCCGGCTTGGTGTAGTTGCCAGCCTGATTGACCTTCGACTCGCCGCCTTTCTTAAAGGTGCGGATGGGCTTACCCGTGCCTTCTACAGGCTTAGAGTCCCCCCGGCGTTTAGCACGGGGGATCTTCTTCGGACTAATTGCACCCATTCCGCGAGAGGGCATCATTAGCACATCTTCCCACGAGTCTTACCGCGCTGTGCGATACCGTCAGCACGCTTAGAAGCGGAGCCGACTGAGCCGCCCTTGCGATAACTCATCGCTTCACGGGCTTCACGAACGCGCTTGGCCTTACGCTCAGACTCATTTGAGCCGCGAGCAAGACGCTCATAAACGCTATCCGTATTCTTCATGCTGCTGGTCGAACCACGGATTGACGCGCCAATCTTCTCATCAATCTTGGCTTCAACCTTCTTAGACGCTTCAGGATCACGAGCGCCGCCGCGACGGGGGACACCGCGACTACCAGCGCCAGCCTTATCCGTCACCTTGTCCATCTCGTAAATCTTAGAGAAGTCAGGACGCTTGCTAGTCACTTCAACTTCGGTCAAGGACTTCTCGGCCTTTTTAGCCTTATCTTCCTTGGTGTCTGTTGAGTATTCCTTGCCACGCCATGTGAAAGTCTTCAGGCCCTGTTTGCGAGCAGCGCGAAAGGCTTCGCCAAAACTGATGTTTGTGCCACCGGCACTGCCGGACTCGGCGTAATCAGTCGCACCGCCTTCTTCAAACTTACGCATGCGCTTCTTTGTGCCGAAGCCACGGCTACCAAAACCTTTCATACCATCTTACCTCGTGTTTTGCCGCGAACAGCGCAGCCATCAGCACGTTTGGAAGCGGAGCCGAGAGGCGATACCGTCAGCGGCCTTACGGAAGGAACCACCGGCCATACCGCCCTTCTTCATGCCGTACTCGGCTTTCTCGTGCTTGATCATGGACTTCGGAGCGCCCTTCTTCTTCATGAAGGAGATCTCTTTCTTGGCCATTGCTTTTGACTCGGCCTTACCGCCCTTCTTCATGCCCATCTGGGGCTGCGGAGCCATCATTGCGCGGCCAGCACGGTCGGCCATACGCGCTTTCGCCATATTCATCGCTTTCGGTGACATGCCCATGATTATTTCCTCTTAAATTTGCGGCCTTTGTCGGCCTTGACGTACTCTTTGCCCACTTTTTGTGGGATACCCAATCGCTTGGCTGCTTTCGGATCGTTAGCGACCAAGGCCATTAGTCGGTGCTGTTTGCCTGACTTACTTGGCATGATTCACCAACCTGTCAATCTTTTGCTCCAACCGATCAAGCCGGTCAAGCAGCATTTGTGCATCAGCCCGTACTTCCGCACGGGTCACGTGATCCCTAGCAACTTCTTCCCGAGTTCTGTTGAGAAGGATGCCGAGACGCTTGAGTTCTTCAAACTTCTCTTTCACAACAAAACCCAAAATGGCCACGATTCCCGTAAGAACCATGTTCCAGACAACCATCTCCATATCAGCACTTCCATGCTCTAAGAGACTTGTTGATACGGGAGTTGGGGTCATTGGCAGTCTTGGCGCTCGTGAGTTTCTTCTTCATCCCAGACATCCGGGCACAGAAGGATTTCTTACGAGAGCCGCCTTCAGGCTGCGGAGCCTTGAGTCCCGGCTTGCCGGGGTTAGCCCGGTTGTAGGAAGCCCTGCCTTTAGCATTTAAGCCGCCAGCGGGGTTCTTACCTTCCTTACGCTGCCAAGCGGGAGACTTAGCCATAAATGACCATCGTCGAGACTACGGCTGACGGGACGATGTAGATGCTCGTTTGGAAGAGCAATCCTTCACCCGGCATCAGGATGTAGTCAGGAGTGGTGGAAGAGGCCAACGTGTTGATCTGAATTTTTACCGGGCCACTGACTCCACCATCACGAAACGTGACCGTGCCAGCACCCGTATCCGGAACAACATAAATCGCCTTCACGCGAGAGCGGCCAATAACGAGGCTATTTTGATCCAGCAGGTCGCCAGCATTTGTGGCGACCTTACTAGCTAAGACATCTGTTTGCATTCTGGTTCTCCTGTAATGGATGAAGGGGGCTTACGCCCCCCACGAAATCTTACGGAACCAGACTGGCGTACAGACCGATGTAGAGCGTCGTGCTGCCGATGAGAACCGGGATGCGACCGGCCTGAACCGATACCGTGCCCGATACCGAACCCGTGGTCAGCTTGGTGCTGCCAATCGTCAGGGTCGTGCAAAGAAGGTTAGTAACAACGGCAGAATCGGAAGCAATAACGCCAATGAAACCATTGTCGGAAGCAACCGGGCCGCTAAAAGTTGTACGTGCCATTTCAAATCCTCACATGCGAGTAGGTTTATCAGTCTGCATGTCGTCAGTCGGGTCTGTCTGATAAACCTGTTAATCCCGATGAACGACTGTATATCACTAAAAAAGAGGGGCTACAAGCATTGCTACTTGTAACCCCCCAATCTCTCTAGGTCATCAACCTATTAGGTCGAACCCGGCGAACCGAACATGCCGAGCGGATCCGACCAGCCGAAGCTATAACGCTCGCGGCTCTTGTACCGGACGTTGCCGGTGTCGAAATCGCCGTCCATGCTGTTAGCCAGCGGGGTACGAACGAAGTGCTTCATGCCGTTCGGAACGTCCGTGGTCAGGAACCACGCATTCGTGTCGGTCAGGAAGTGGTTGACGGTGTAGCCGCCCGGAATCGAACCCATCGCCTTCAGAGCGTTGATGTCGTTATCGGCGGTCGCAACACGGAGTTCCGTGTCGAGAAGACGCTTGGCAACGAACATCAAGGCCGGGGGAACGATGAGCTTATTGGGCTTCGCCGCGATCAAGAGACCGCGCTCGTCCGTCCAACCAGCCGCGATCAAGAGACCGCGCTCGTCCGTCCAACCAGCGATCTGAATAACCGCAGCTTCCAACGAGGTTTCGTTGAGATCCGAGGCCGTCAGACGGTTGCTGTTGGTGCCGCCTGAGACAAGCGGGTGGTTCGCGCTGAACAGAGCCTGACCGTCGCCACCAACGTAGCTGGACGAGAAGCCATTGTTCAGAACAGAAGCCGCCTTGACTTGCTTCGTGTACGCCATAGCGCGAGCAAGAGCCTTCGTATAACGCTTGCTGAGCGAGTCGTACAGGTTGTCTTCAACCGCTTCTTCCGTGATGGAGAAGCCGAGAGCGATGGTCTCGTGGTTATAACGAGCCGTCCAAGCTTCCTGCGCGTTGTCATACGCAATGGCTGAACCTTCGGCTTTCACCGGAGCAGCGGAGAATCCGCTCAGCTTCGTCTCTTCTTCAAAGGAACGCTCGGAGGTCTCGGTATCGTAGATCTCCTTGTGCTCCTCACCATACTGCTTGTACTCAAGACCGAACAGGGCATTCAAGCCCGGCAGGAGCTCTTTGAGTAATTGTGCACGTGAAATAGCCATGTTTCAGAACTCCTATTAAACGCCGAGCGGGTTGTAGTAAGAGTGTCCACCAACGATCAGTGAAGTGTCCGTGATATACGGAGCATTGAACTTCACAATGACCTCTGGGTAGTACACCGTACCGCTCGATACAAACGCCGTATCTTCAACAACGTCAATGATACGCATCGGCAGCGAGCGCGTGACCGCAGCCGAGCCAACCAACAGACCCTGTTGCGAATCGTTCGTCGTCGTGTTCAGCGTGTTAGCCACAAGCGCCACGTTCAAGCCAATGCTCGTATACTCGAAGCCGCCCGTAGTCGAAACCACAAGCGAAGCCGTTACACCGACAGCCTTGAACAGGGTGTCCGGATCATCAACCACATACGCCGTAATGTACGTATTGGCCTTGACCGAAGTGCCCGAAATCCAAGCCTGCGAGTAGGTCGGCTGACCCGTCACAGAGGACACGAACGTGCAGCCCAAGAACACACCAGCGAAACCGCCAGTGGGAGCCGTCGTCGTAGAAGTCGTTACTTTAACGGTGCCATCGGTATCAAACTCAACCGGGTCGCCGTAACCAATGCTTGACGCACTGGAAGCGATACGACGCTGACGAGTTGCACCGGCAAACACCTGCCCACCGATCAGATTGATCGGCTTCAAGCCATAAGGCTTGTCAACGGAAGGATAAGCCATTTGTTACTCCAAAA